CAAACATACGAAAGGTATTTGATTGACGAGGAATTTGATGAGAAATTGAAGACGTATGAAGCTTTAGATGATAAAGAAGAATATAAAGAAATTTTATCTAAACACGAATTACCTTTCAAATATGAAATTTTATCTGAGGTTGATTCAATGGATTTATCAAAACATTTTGCCTTCAAAGATAATGATGAGTTATACAATTTTATGTATCACGAATTTCCAATGCAGATTTTTGGTCACGCACCATCAACTGAGATGACATCATTTAACGATTTAAATGATTTATACATCAAACTCCGAGACGAACACGATTTGTTGATTGTTTCAGATGAAATTGGTAAATCTAAACCAGCATCACTATTTTTCATTTCAAAATTCGGTTGTTTATTAGAAAAAGTAAAATTTTATTCTAATCAAACAATAAAATCGATGTGGGATGAAGTAGACATTTTACTTACGGCAAATCCTGACTTATTATTGAATCACCCACAAAATAAACTTGTGGTTAAATACGAAACAAACTACAATAAACAAATCCCTTCACCATACGTTATTTCTTCATTAAAAGACTTTGACAATGTGTTGGAAAATATCTTAAAGGAGGTTGCCTAATGTTTAAAATTTTTAATGACAATTATTACATCGATGTTGATGAAATCGAAAAATACATTAACATTCCATCAATATCAGGAGGAAGTGAAGTTCACATAAATGTTGTGAAGTATGAGGTCGTAAAAATGATGATGGAGGTTTTAATGACCGAGGATGAGGAAATGGACGAATCTCTCGGACTGAAAGGTGGAAACGGCACCACAATACCATTCAAACTAGCATTTAATTCCTTATTGAATAAAAAACTAATAAACAAATACTAATATGAATCCTGAATTAATTCAAAAATTAGAAAAATCTATCTCAAACTTAAAAGATAAAAGTTCGAGAATTTATTTTATGGTTCAAGATACAAAAGGTAACGCTAAAGGTTCCGTATCTTACATCTACAAAATGGCCCTTACATTAAAAAGGGCGGGTTATAACTCCATTATCCTTCACGAAAAACCTGACTATATGGGAGTAACTTCTTGGTTAGGTGAAGAATATATGACTGAATTACCTCATAAATCAATCGAAGGACAGAACTTAGATGTTGCTCCTGATGATTTCATAATTGTTCCAGAGTTATATGGTTTTGTTATGCCACAACTCAATAATCTACCTTGTTCAAAGATAGTATTATGTCAATCGTATGACTATATGTTTGAAACATTACAACCTGGTCAAACTTGGGCTCAGTTTGGATTTAACAAATGTATAACAACTTCTGAGTTACAAAAAGAATACATATCAAATGTTATGAAAAATGTTACTTTTGATATTGTAGAACCATTGATTTCAGAGGTATTCAAAAAACAAATTTTACCACCAAAACCAATTATTGCGGTTCACACAAGAGACCAAAGAGAAACTTTAAACTTAATCAAAACCTTTTACATTAAATTCCCTCAGTATCGTTGGGTAACTTTCAGAGATATGAGAGGATTATCTGAAAGTGAATTTGCCAAAGGTTTTAATGACGTGTTTTTGTCAGTTTGGATTGACGATATTAGTGGCTTCGGGACCTTCCCAATAGAATCTATGAAATCAGGTGTTCCTGTAATAGGTAAAATTCCAAATTTATTTCCGCAGTGGATGAATGAAGATAACGGAATTTGGATTCAGAATCAGAACCAAATTGTAGATTTTGTTGCTGATTTCATTCAAAATTGGTTGGAGGATAATATCAATACTACAATTTATGAAGGAATTGAGAAAACCGCTAACGAATACTCATCCAAAGAAAAATATGAAAATAAAGTTGTAAGATTATTTGATTCTTATTTTTCTACTAGAATGATATCATTTATGGAACAATTAAATAAACTTGAAACACCAGTAACAGAAGATGGAAAATAAATTAGATATTTCAGTAATTTTACCTATCAAAAGTGCAACCGCACGAGATTTTGATGATTTTTTCGATAAAGCAATCAATTCTATTAAAACACAAAAAGTTGCAATAAATGAATTGGTTATTGTCCATACCGATGAAGAAAAACTAATTGATATATTAAACTCCTACGATTTCGGTGATATTAATGTGGTTAAATTAAAGTGGTTGAAAGAACCAAATTATTCGAAACAATTGAATTACGGTGTGGAAAACGCTAATTCAACTTGGGTTTCATTTTTCGAATTCGATGACGAATACTCATCAATTTGGTTCAAAAATGTTGAGAACTATATCACACATTATAATGATGTCGACGCTTTTTTACCAATTGTAATTGATATCGATAATAAAGGGGTTTTTGCAGGATTTACAAATGAAGCCACTTTTGCTGCTAACTTTACCCCTGAAATTGGTATACTAACGAACGAAACTTTGCAAAACTACCAAAATTTTCAAACCTCTGGTATGGTTATCAAAAAAAGTGTTTTTGAGAAATATGGGAAAATGAAATCCACTTTGAAATTAACATTTGTTTATGAATTCTTGTTGAGAATGACTTATAATTCAGTAAGAATAATGACAATCCCTAAAATTGGATACAAACATATCAACTTAAGGGAAGGTTCAATTTTTTGGAATTATAAAAATGGTCAGGAACCATTGACACAAGAAGAAGTAAAATTTTGGATTGACACTGCGAAAAAAGAGTATTTCTTTTTCGATGATAGAACAATAAAATACGAACCCCAAATGGTTTAATGAGTTTAACAGGTTTTACGGAAAACGATTTAAAAAAGAAGGGACGTAAACCGAAAAGTGATAATTATTTTGACCAAGAAGAAGAACTGGCTGTGAGATTATATCTCTCAGCCACGACTTTTGAAGAAAAAAACAAAATATATAACAAAGCTCTTCGTAAACCCTTAGATAAAATGATATCGTCTATCATTAGACGATATAAATTATATCGTAAAGATATGGATTTTGTTGAAATTCATGCTGATACACATTCTTTTTTGATGACTAAGTTGGATAAGTTCAAACCATCAAAAGAGAAAAAAGCATATTCCTATTTCGGTACGATTTGCAAGAATTATTTGATGGGTCAAATAATCAAGGACCAAAAAGAAACGAATAGGAAGATATCATATGAGGATATTTCTTCTGACTTGGAAAATGAACATAGAGCCGATTTGATATATTATATTGATGAAGATGTTATTGACACTGACAATTTGATAGAAAGTTATATTTTCGAATTAGAAAAGATAGTTGACGAGCCAAGTTTATCGGAAAATGAACGGAGATTGGGCCTATCTCTTATAGAGATATTTGCAAACTATAATGACATATTTCAATCAACAGATAACAACAAATTTAATAAAAATGTGATTTTACTATCATTGAGAGAGATGACAAATTTATCAACAAAAGAAATACGGGTCTCAATGAAAAAGTTCAAAAGGTTATACGTAACAATGTTACAGGGTATTATAAAATAAATTTTGTAATAAAAGATATTTATAGTTATGTCTAGACCACAAAAAAAGAAAATCGAACTAAGCAAAGAATCGTTGTTGTCTTTAATGCAAGAGATATATAACGAATTGGTAGAACAAAGAAGCACTGCTTTAAGGATACAAAATAAAATGCTTTCTATGATGAAAGACCCTGAAGACATGACTTTGATTGGACCTGTGATAGAAAAACAACAAAAAATAATAAATGATTGTGTTGAGAAAAAATTGCAATTGTCCAAATTACAATCTTCAATGTGGGAAAAAACTCAAAACAATCAGGAAAGTTTTTCTATATCTGATATGGATGATGATTTGATTGAAGATTTAATCAAAAAGGATGTGGATAATAATAAAACTTTCAAACTTAAGTAATGCCTGAAAGTGGTTATGGTGATGTTACCAAAAGGGTTCAAGCCTTACAAACCGCATCAAAATCTATTGCGGATGGAAAAAACCTTGAAAAAAAGGTAGGTGAGACCTTTGAAGGTGCTGCCAGTAGTGCTCAACAATCATTAAATAACGTCGCAAGTCAGGGAATAAAATCCTTAACCGGTTCGAAATCTCAAATGGAAAATCTCTTGGACCTTTCACAGGTTACAAGTAGTTATTCAAGTGCAAGATACCTTAAAAAAAAGTTTGTAAAAGCTTTACTAACCTCAAGACCTAGGATTGAACAAATATTTCTTAATGAGGCATTAAATGCCATAGGCTGTTCACAAGAACAGGAATACGATGATACATCTACTCTATATATCAAAGTAAGAAGTGTTGACTTATTTGGTATGTTAAAAAAGGACCCTGCTTCAAAAGTGGGTCAAATACTCTATGAAATCAAAGATGTTTCATATGGTAATATTCCCTTCTCAATGAATAGAGAATTACATAATAGAATCATCAACGAAAATGTATTCTATAGTAGTGTTGCCAACTCAAAATATAAGGGATTTTCAGGTCAAGACTTATTCGATATACGATATGTTGAAGTCAATCCAATTACTGGTGATGATTCTGGGTGGTTCGAAATATCTCTGTCAAGTAGAATAAATAATAGTAAAAAAATAATCACATTCCTAAGAGATTACTTCAAGAGTATAAGTCTTCTTGAGATTAAATCTATTTTTGGACAACTTATGGAGGTAATTGCTGGTATTTTGTCTATGGGTGAATCAGTGGGTCTCAAACAGGTTGAGGATGCATCTAGATTCCAACTTTTACTTGCGAGAATTTTGGGAGTGTGTTTCGATTCGAGAAAGGAAATAGATGTTCAAGGGACCTCAAAAATTGGTGAAATCGATTTATTGGATGAATCATTTTTCGAATTGACGGAATTCGATTTGAGAAATATTAATAATAGAGTTAATAATATATTTTCAAGAGTGTTAGAATTCGAGGATTGTGGTAATGTTCAAATACCTGTAAATTTCGAATCTACTTTATCAGCTTTGCAAAATCTCACATTTGTTGAGGGTGAAGAACAGGTTAACAATATTATAAATTTGACAGGTGAAATATTGGTGAATGATAATACAGTAAGAGGGTTGGGTATTAATTTTGATTTTATCAAAAGTTTAGATTTGAAATTTCTATTGAGATTACCTCTAGCCACTTTTTACGTTTTGTTAAGTCCAAAAACATTATTACCAATAATGATTATGATAAAACAACTTGGTAAAATAGAAGTTGATGTAATAGATTCACTACAAAATTTTTTCAAACAATTCAAAAAGTTCATAATTGAAACCGTATCACAAATCTCGGCAATCTTCATAGAAGAGTTATTCAAAATAATTAAAAGAGATGTTGTCAACCTTATTCAGAGTGTTGTCAATGATTTGGAAAAAGAAAAAGCCGACAAAAGAATTATTATGGTTCTCAAATTGATTCAGGTTATAATTGTATTGGCCAAACTCATAAGTGATTTTAGAAGGTGTAAAAGTATTATTGACGAGTTATTACAATTATTACAAATTGCATTACCATCGAACACAAATTTATCACCAAGTTTAGTTTTCGGGTCTCAGTTTTTACCCGGCACATCCCCAACAAGAGCATTTGTGAATACAATACAAGAAATGCAGAAAAAAGGTTTACCGACAGGTTCACTACCAAGCGGTGCTCCTAACCTATTTGTTCAAAGCTTATTTTCTCAAATTAAAGGAAGTATGACAGAACAATTTGAAAATGGTAAAACTCAGATAAGTATACCCCCATTAGCAATAACTCCAGCCGGCGTAACAACACCATCAAGTGCGTTCGGCAAATCTTTTTAATATGAATGAACAAGATTTCACAAAAGCAAAAGATATAATAGCAAATTATAAAAACAAATCAAACAACGATTTGACATTTGCTATGGACATTATCCAAAAAGATTTCGATTTTACAAAGGAAACTTTGATAAAAATGTCGGAACATTTGGATAAATTAGAAAAGTCATATGAAGTTTTATTAACAGAATATCAGTCAAGAAAAAATGGCATCAAAAATAGATAGGATATTATTCACAGCCGTCGTTATAGACAATAAGGACCCATATATGTTGGGAAGAGTTAGAGCAATACCTGAACAAGAATTTTATTTAGACATCTTAAAAAGTATAAATGGAGATTGTGCAATTTTTGATAACCAAAAGAATATAATAGGTATCAAAAAGGAGTGTCAGTGGGAAATGTTAGACCCATTTGTTTATTTACCTCTATTACCATTTCATATCAACGTTGTTCCAATGGAGAGTGAAATTATCAATATTATAACCCCTGTGGTTCAAAATGCGTCAAATCCGTATAGAACACAGGCAGCCAATAATCAATATTATTTACAAGGGTCTTATTCATCCCCTATGGCTTCCCCAAAAGAAACATATCCAAATGCTAAAGCATTTACATCTCAAGGAGATTTAGTGAAAAAACATTATAGGTTGAGAAATAAAGATAAGTTAGGGACCTATACAGATGTTCGCTCCAAAGGTATATTTCCTGAACCAGGAGACAATTACATATTGGGTAGAGGAAACTCTGATATTATCGTAAAGGCAAATGAGGTTTTGTTAAGGTCAGGAAAAACAAGATTATTAAACCCTAAACAACCACCTTTACCAAATGACAATAGAGGATTTTTACAACTTTCAACTTTTGAACAAACAAGGTCAGGTCTGATAAAAAATACAGAAGAGGTGTTGATTAAATTCATACGTAAAACAAAAAATGTATTGAAGTTGGTTGAATGGCATATAGAAAATTTGGAGAATACTCAAGATTTGTTTTCTGGTTATGTATATCTATATAATGTCAAACCTGATGGAAATAAAACAAACACCAACAATTTTAGTTTAAGTACGGAAGTTACACCTAGCACACAATTACCTGGTAGTGTTAGGTTTAGTAATCTGTCTTTCGGTGAAGCGGTTAATGTTATAAACTCATTCATCAGGGGACTTAATGACGGATATATACCATTTTTTCCAAAACACGGTAACGTAGGAACCGCAGTCCCTAACGCATTTCCTTTTTATTTCAGACCATCATCAAGAACATACGGTAAAATTCAAAACTACGCATCAAATACAAGTCCTGATAAAAACACAGAATTTAGTAATGCAACAAGATTTATGAATGCTGTGAAACTTAAAGATACTGACAAACAATCAGGAAATGGTTTAGTTTCGTCAAGAGGTTATTTAGGTCCATTTGTCGTTCCAAAAATCGAAGAGTTATTTGATTCAACAGTGGATAATCAATCTATAAGTTATGGTATTTTAGGTAGTGAAAAGCTCTTCTTATTATCACAGGATTCTAATAATCCAAGAAGAGGAAAAATAGATTTTTCAAATACCATATATGGATTCAATGATAATGATATTGTTGACAAAGACCTACTTAATAAAACATCTTCATCAGTTAGGGGTGAAGAATTATTAGAACTTTTGAATCAGATAGTGATATTTTTGTTGGGTCATGTTCACCCCCACGATGGACTACCCCCTGATTCAGTATCTCAAGATGGTTTAGGGTCCCAATCTATTATTGAGAAAATGAACAAGGCGTATACCGAAGTTTTGAATAACAATATTAGAATTAACTAACAATATTGATTTTTGAAATATTTATTGAATAAATTACTATGTCGATAAATAATTCGTATTTTAGCAGGAATAACACAATACTTTCTAACGTATACACTAATACAGGTAGAAGCCCTATTACTCAACTTTATTTTGGCTCAACAACATCACAAAATCCTACGGTTGCGTATTCGAGATTCATATTCGATTTGGATTTGACCTTATTACAACAAAAATATTCCAATGGGACAATTACCTCAGGTTGTAATTCGACCGCAACTCACACATTGATGATGAGAAATACAGGTTCATTTGATATTGGATTACTTAACACATTAATACCATCTGAAAATAGACAAAGGGCAACATCATTTGATTTAGTTCTTTTTAGAATTCCTAAAACAACAACTGAAAACGGAATTCCCCAACTTTGGGATGAAGGAGTGGGATATGATTATACAGATTTAATGTCTAACGTAGGAGATAAAAATTTCTCTCAAAGACCATCTAATTGGTATCAAACAACAACTTTATCTGGTTGGTCAACTAATGGAATTTATGATAATACTAATTCGCAGTCAGGAAACGTTATACATTATTCAGCACTAACAATAATAGATGAACAGCATTTTGAGTTCGGAAATGAAGACATATCATTTGATATGACAAATGAGATAAATTCAATTTTGAATGGAAGTTTAACAGGTGTCACAGGTTGGGGTATCGCATACAAACCACAATTAGAATTAATAACAGGATTAACTCAAGCATACACCGTTGGGTTTTTCACAAGGCACACCCAAACTTTTTACGAACCATATCTACTAACTGATTATAATGACTTGATAAGTGATGACAGAGATTTATTTGCTCTCAATAAAGTAAATAAATTATATCTTTACGTATATGATGATGGAAATCCAATAAATTTGGATTCTAATCCAACCGTGGCTATAACAAATAATAATGGTGATGTGATTCCATCATTATCAGCATTGACTACTTGTAGAAGAACCAAAGGTGTTTATGAGGTGACCGTACCGGCACTGTTAGGATATAAAACCCCTTGCACTTTTACTGATACTTGGAAGGGATTATATTTAAATGGGGTTCAAATACCAAATATAGAAAATGAATTTGTTATAAGACCCTTCTCATCTTCTATTTCTATTGGAACATCAACTAATGAACCATCAGTATATGGATTCGATTATTATGGTATAAAACAAGATGAAAAGATATTAAATACAGATATTCGTAAAGTTGGTGTGATAATCAAAAAAGAATATACATCAAATCAACCTTTAAATAAAATAAAGGCTTATTATAGAGTTTATGTTAGGGAAGGTCAGACCGAAGTTCAAGTCCAAGATTGGACACAAGTTAATAAAACACCAAATGAATATTATTTTATATTTGACACAAGGGATAAAATTCCAAATGAATATTATATAGATTTGAAATTAGATATTAATGGTGAAGTCACCACTTACAAAAGACAAATCAAGTTTCAAATCGTTAATAAAAAATAATATCATATCTTACATTTGATATTTAGGAGTTGTTTTTCTAATACTTATAAGTAAAACAACGCACAAGTTATTTAAAAACTAAAAAAACTTAAAAAGAACCCCTCCAAAAGAGGGGTTTTTTATTTTTGTAAGTATTTATTGTAAAATTATTTTTTTATGAAAAAAGTTATCAGATTAACCGAATCGGATTTGGTTAGAATTGTTAAAAAAGTAATAGAAGAATCCACCAGTTCTTATAATAATTTATTAGGTAGGAACTTCAAAATTAATACTGACGGTACGATATCAATTGCGAACAATAATAACCAATTACAAAAAATTAGATTATTCACTAAATTGGGTGATATGAATATCAAAAAAATTACACCTAACAGTAATGGTTACACAATCACAGGTGGTAAAATGTCTAAAGATGTTGGTTACGATATAATTAAAAAAGTCCTAAAGTTTGTTGACACAGGCTCACCAAATGTGATTGAAAGTGGTAGTATTGTTGAGCCTGATTTAAGATTAAAAAAAGTATAAATATGAAAAAAGTTATTAGATTATCAGAAGCTGATATCACTAAATTAGTGAAAAGAGTTTTAGAAGAATCACACGAAAATTATTCAGATAGATATATGTTCTTTTCTAATTTAGAACAAATGAGAAGACAGTGTGATATGTTATTAGAGTTAGACCAAGATATGGTAACTCAAATATTGGACGATGGTCACGATTGGGCGCAGGACCATATCGCAGAAGCCAAAAACAATATGGACCAAGTATTTGATTTTATGATGAATCATATAAAAGGCGATGGTCAACAGGATATCGAAGACGCATCTTTTACAGGTATGATGGAAGAGGGTAGAAAAAAAACAGGTACTAAACTATGTGCAAGGGGTAAGGCAGCGGCTAAGGCAAAATTTAAGGTCTACCCCTCCGCATATTCGAACGGCTACGGAGTACAAGTTTGTAAAGGACGAATGCCAGGTTTAGACGGAAAGAAAAAATGTTCTCCGCCGTACTGTTAATGTCAGAAAACTTTTATATCTTTGTAACCACAAAACTTCAGTATGACACTCTATCAATTAGTAAAAAGAAAAATTAAAAGAGTATTTCTTAAATATTACCTTTGGATACACAGGAGACCCCTTGACGAGAAAATTGACGCAGCAATGAGTAGGTATCAACAAACTTGTTTTCATATTGCAAGAAAACTTCTCAAACAAAACGACACTGAGTTGATATTTGCGCCAGTATCGGAAAAGAAAATCATAATCAATGATAGGTTAGGAATTGTTGTGACTTTACAACATCAACAAGCCTTTGTGACAAACCACGTATATCATTATTCTATATTAATGGAACCAAGAACTTGGGAAAGAGTTAATTATCTATTCGGTAACGAGATTGAGAAGCGCAGGAAATCTTACGAAACCGTGATTCATTCTCAAATTAATTGTTCTTTAACTGACATTCTTAAGAAGATATAATTAGAACAATAACTAAAAACTCAATATTTCCATTTTCAAGTTTCTTAACATACTCAAACTTTCTTAACGGATTTTTTGCTTTTTGTATCGACATACTTTGAGCAGCGGATTGTGTTTTACCAACTGAACTGAAAACTTGATAATTACCATCTTTACCCATTTTCAAATTCATACCACCTGGCACTGTAGAATATCCATTTTTGTCCAATAATGAAATAAGTTCTTTTTTTGAATATGTTTGCCCGTCTACTTGCTCCACAAGTATTTTTTTGAACAGATTAATTAATTTATTTTCATTTGTTTTCTTTTTTGGTTTGTAGGATACCATTGTAGGTTTGTTACCAGTACCGATTTTTGGGTCTGATTTTTCAGCCTTTCTTTTTTGCTGACAAGCAGACTTTTTTTGAGCATCAGTCATTTTAGATGCAACACCTGCGGCACGACATTTAGGGTATCCTTTGGATGATGCCTCAGGTCTACCACAAGGAGGGTGACCGCCACCCTCTTTTTTACGACATATATTAACCCAAGGACCTTTAGGTTGTTTAGACCCTTTTGGTTTTTTCTTGGTACCGAACCAAACGGCTAAGTCTTCCTTAATAGTTCTTATTATTTTATCAGTCATCTCTTTGATTGGTCCGTTATTTAATACATCACCATCAGAATCACTTAGACTTGGATGTTTTTTATTATAATTGGATACTTTTCTCGCTAATGCTTCTTTTTTCTTAATTTCTCTTTTTGGTGTGCTCATTTTACCATCATAACTATCATATGATAGTTCTGCACTATCGTATTTGGAGTCAGATTTTATAAAGGGTTGTAAGTCTTGTTTTTTGAATTGTCTTAAACCAGGGCTTAATGGGACTTGATATTTTCCACCAACAATTGAGTCTGAAGTTGCCTCATTTATTTCATTCTTATTTGTCATAAAAAAATATTTTTCGTATTATTATAAATATCATCAAACATATAAAACAATGAAAAATGAAAATTTAGATTGGACCACCGAAATCAGAAATGAGTTTTACAAAAATATTTTAGATAATTATAATTTATTTGAAAGTATCGAGGACGGATATAATTGTTTCATACAAAATAAAACAAAAAATGATGGAAGAAAAAAATATACAGATTTTGACAAATCTTTTTGGGAAGTTAGAAATAACTGATAACACTCAGTTAGATACACTTTTGTGTTCTATGGATAATAATTTAGCAACAGTATTTTTAATACAGGCGGTTGAATTTGCATATGAAAGAGGAGCATTCAATTTAGTTGAATCAGAGGTGGTATCTAAAAGTATTAGAATTTTAAATTCTAACCCCAATAAATAAAAAAAGGGACGATTTCTCGTCCCTTTTCATTATAACATTTCAAATTGATTATCTCAATTCTCTCAAGTCGAATGTACGTACACCATCCACTGTGATACGTCCGTAGAAACGGTTGTTAACCATTTTCTTAGCGTAACGTGTCATAATACCTTTGATAGGTGTAAAGTTAAATGGATTGTACATTGTTGGAGTTAATTGTAGAGGTACATACGGTGCGTAAATGTAACCTGTGTCAAGTAACGAAGTACCTTTGTGACCAATCAACACTGTGTTTGGTGGGAAGTAAGGGTCACGGTATACTTGATAACGACCAGCTAATGTACCTACTCTTTCGATACCCATGTTGTATTGGTCTTGCTCAGGTGAAGCATTTGATACGTGGAAGTATTCCAAGTCATCAAAAATCGCAGAAACCTCAGAAGATACAACAATCCAGTTAGCACCACCACGAAGAGTTGACTTGTGAATTTGTGCAGAAATTTGGTTGATTGCGGTAATCAATGTTTGGTTCCAGTCTTTTTGAGTGTATGGAGTAGTTCCTGTTGAAGACAGACGTTTCCAACCATTGTAATCCCAACGTAAGTTCCAAGCCGCTCCTTTACGTAAGTCACGTAGAATTTCACGGTCAATTTCTGCTGCAACTTGTTCTGACAACAACGCTGTCAATTCAGCCTCAGCATCGATATTGTGGAATGCTGCAACGTCTTGTGCGAGTTCAGGTGACCATTGTGCTCTTAGTTTTCTTTCAGAAACTGATACAGTAACTGATTCAAGGTCAAACGAAACTTCACCAATTTTATCTTCAAATTCAAGCTCTTCGTAACGTCTCCAAGCAGCAATGAATGCGGTATTCGCGGTGGTTGATGACGAGAATGTTGAGCCAGTGTATCCATCCAAAGATTCAGAACCACAGTTAATACAAGATGGTACTTGTAAATCCACTTCCAAGTAAATAACACCATTTGCTGTGCAAATATCATCATAAGACCCTCCATTTCCTGTACTAGGCCATTGTGTAGATGAGCTTCCACCATATTGTACTATACCTTTACCGTATTTTTGAGTTACAACTCTGAACAAATAAGGATTCAATACATTAGCAGATGTCGTTGTGTTTGTACTTACACCAAGAATTTTGAGGTCTGACAAGAATGTTTCTGAGTCAATTTCTTGACCATCAGGACCTATCAATTTACCAGCTCCTGAGTTAGAGAAACCTGACATTGCAACTAATACTTTTCTATAGTTAGCACTTGTATAAGCACTTACAACTAATTCTCCTGTTGTTGCACTCCAAGCAACTGTAGTAACTGAACCTGTGATTGCAGACCAACGACCTTTTGAGTAGTCGAAAAGTCCTGGAGGGTCAAGACCCGCTTCAGCACCTTCATAAAATAAATCGTAAAGATTTTTAGCGTAGGCACCAGCTCCAGTGTATCCTGTGTTAGGGTCCCCTGGATAGTTACCTGGTGAACCAACAGGGGCATAATGTTCTCCTGATGATGAGGCGGAACCTCCATTATACCCTTGGATTTTAGGAACGAAATAGAATAATTTACCGATTGGTAAGTTCATAGCCTGAACCGATACGATTTCGTTAGCCAATAATTTAGAGAAAACACGTCTTACGATTGGAAATACAACCGTTTCGAATGCTCCGTTTGAAGATTCTGATGAAGCTTCGTTAATCAAATGTGACGCTTGGTTTTCATACAACTGCGCAACATTTTCTTTTAGGTGACCACGTAGGCCTTCAAGGAACCCTAATCTGTCCCATTTGTTGATAGTATCTTCTTTGATAACTTTAAGGTGCTTAAGACCAATGTTACCAACAAGACCTGATTCTAATAATGCTCCCATTTTTGGAATAATTTTTAAGTTTATGTTTATTTTATAATCTTACTCATGATATCTTTCATTCTTAAGAATTGAGGATTCTCATAAGTTTTAGATTCGATTAATGTCGATGCTGAACCAGATGAAGGAGATTTTTCAATCTTTCTTTCAATAGATTCAGTTATCGACGATTTGTTTGTATTTGTTAATTCACTTTTGATTGTACGATAAAGATTTTTCGATTCTTTAAGGGATTCTACACCATCAAATCTTCTCAAGATGTTAATTTTTTCTTGTTTAGATGTTGAGTGTTCAGTAAACAATCTTGTTGCGTAAGCTAAATTCGAATTGAATACAGCAACTTCATTAAGTTTGTCTCTGAAAACATTTAGTGCTTTACGATACTCTTCGTTTTTCTCACGAAGGACTTGAATTTGTTGAATATCTCTATTGTAACTTTCCTTTCTTAGGTGAGTAGGAGCCGCTTTAGGTTTATTCAAACTATTTCTACCCCATCTCTTACCATTTCCTAGTGTACGTGCAGCCTCTTTGGTTTCTTCTTTCGACATTCCAGAATGGAACGTAGCTAACGGTTTTCCTCCTTTACTTATAGTTTTTGGATTTTCCATCTTTTCTTGTTTCATACCTTCTTTGAATTCGAATTTTGGTCCTTTACCAATACCTACACCTCTTGTTCCTTGTTTTTTGTCTTCTTTGAACCCTCCTGATGTTTTCTTGTATGAAAATTTTGGTTTACCAATTTTTGCTCCTTTACCTATTTTAGGTTTCATAGCTTCATTTTGTAAATACTCAGAATCCATTTCGTATAAATCGCTTTCATCAGAATCCATTTCGTATAAATCGCTTTCATCAGAATCCATTTCGTATAAATCTGAATCCTCAATTTCATCCAAATCGACTTCATAAATTGTTTCATCTGAAGTATCGTCGAATAATTCTGTATCTGAATCATCAACTTCGAGTTCATATACGACTTCTTCATCGGATTTATCGTTGAATTCATTTGAATCATTCTTTGAAAATATATCATCAATGATTGATTTTAATTCTTCGTCATCCGAAGAATCTGATTCTCCTATTGAATATTCATCGTCTACGTCGAATGATTCACCAAACTCATCATACTCATTGTATTCATCATACATTTCGTATGTTTCCATATATTTGTCATCTTCTGACTCCATTCTAATCATATATTCTTGGTCTGCTTCCTCGTCGGAAAGGTTTATGATGTTGTCATCCTTTTTTACAATGATTCCGTCTTCTGGTCCTAATGCTTTGAAAACTGTTAATAAATCTTCATCACTGATATCATCATTTCCTGAAAAGTCGATTACATCTTCTTCATCATCAGGCATGTCCATCATTTCAAAATCTTCATCGTCATCTTCATCATCAGGCATGTCCATCATTTCAGAGTCCTCATCGTCCTCATCATCAGGCATGTCCATCATTTCAGAATCATCATCTCCCTCGTCATCAGGAATATCTGATAATTCAGGGTCATCTTCAATCTCCTCGTCATCAGGTTGTTCAGATACGATAGATTCTTTTACCAATTCTTTGATTTCTTGTTTCATAGTAGAAGCAAGTATTCCTTTTGCATTTTCGGCTACGGCCTCTTCCAAATTTCTCATTTGGATAAGAGCGTCTTCAACCAAGTTTTTTTCTTTTGACATATTTTTATGTATATTTTTTCATATAAATATATACACATTTGAAAAAAATTCAGTTTTTGGTATTTTGTGACATTTATTTTATAAAATAAAAAAAGGGAAACCTTTTGAGTTTCCCTTCACAATACAAAATTTTCAGTAACTGATATTACAAAACTTCGATTACTTCGTCAATTTTACTTTCTGCAATTGATGTGATTCGCCAATCCCAAGTTAGGTCACTATACCTTTTTGTAATCTTAGCTTCAACATCTGTTGGATTGTAAGCCTTAACAAGTTTTTCCTCTTTAACTTTTTTTACTTTACCAGTTTCTTCATCAGGGAATTCGTAGTAGAGTTTTGCAATGAAATATTTTTCGTCCATAATTTTATTTTTTATAAAATATCATCATAATATTTTATAAAATCAAGGATTACTTATTTAGGTATGTATTTAATCGATTCATCAAATCTAAAGATTTGTTTGCTTCAGGTCCTACGTGACGTTCCCTTTGAGTTTGTTTTTCTTCTTCTAAATTTTCTTCGAATTTATTCCTGTCTTCAGGATTAGAAAAAAGATAAGCACCAGGGGTTGATGGAGATGACACTAAGTCAAAACAAATTAATTCAAAATCATCTTGAACCTCGTTTTGTTCACCAACTTTTTTTAGTGAACCTACACCTCTTGATGATATACCTAATGTCACACCCTGTCTTAAGTAGTTTGCCGCTAAATCTCCTTTAGTTGAACAGATACCTCTTTCATGGAATCCTGGTGACGTTAACAATCTTAACTTACCCATTAATATTATTCCATCCCACCAAATATCTGTTATAATGTGAGCAACTCTATCTAAGTCGATAAGGGATGATTCAGGGTGATTAAGTTCTGAAAGTGAAACACCCTTATTAATCATTTTTTTATAATTTTCCGCTTCTCTTTTTAATATTTTCTCAGGGTAAATCCTACCATTACGATTTGGTGTGTTATATTTTTGTAAAACCGCATAAAACTCAAAAGGTTTACTGTGGTCCATAAAACTTTTGGATTCCATCAAAATATTTTGATTTCCGAATTCCTTTGGTGATACATATCCTGCGTCATACTCAATAAGAATTCCTTTCCCTGATTCATAGGGTTTCAATATTTTAAGTTCGTTCATATCGATATTTTTATATAAATACCTCAAACTTTATATTTATACCTCAACAAGTTCAGTTTTGTCTTTTTTACTTAAATGAAAATCGAAATATTCGTTTCCTCTGAATATATCCGAGTGAATACAACTTACAATAGATTTTATTGATTTTTTTAATTTTGTAGATTTGAAATCCATCTCTTCTAAAAGATATAGATTGATTTCTAAATTTGTGAAAGACCTTTTTTTGTATTGAATTCCGCTTGTTCGTAAATCTAAATCAACTATGAATTTTTCATCGAACATAGTTTTGTCAAGACAATTGAATACGACGTGTTTGATTGCTCTTGACATATTGAGGACAATTCTTGTCCAATTTTCAAAATCGTCTTTTGGTTCTACCCAAGTTTGAATGTTAATGTAAATTGATTTTAAGTTTTTTGAATCTACCGTACCATAGGTAATTTTTGACGATTTGAACCCGCTTAGTTTAGCGGTTTTCCCTTTCTTCATTCTCTCATTTTTTTCGGAGTTTATTTATCTGAAAAAAAGGTAGATAAAGTTTGTCAAAATGTCAAAAAATTAAATATTATCAACCAAATTCTTTAACTTGAAGTATTCTAATCTATCAAATTTTTTAGATTTGATGTTATCTATTGTTTCATTAATTGTCTTTTTGACAGATTCGTCGGTTTCACCCTCTAAAACAACAACTAATTTAACTACTGCTTCATCTTTTAGGTTTTGGAATTTCCCAACTAAAACCGATTCATCTTCTTTTAATAATGTATTGAGTTCTTTTCTTTCAGATTCGTTTAAGTTAGATATAAATTCTTCAATAGTTTTATTTGCAACTTTTACCATAGAACTTAAAGGTAATAGAATCGTTTCTTTACTTTCATTGATTGGTGTTTTTTTCAATCCCTCAACAATTACTTTTTTACTTCTTACTTTATTTTCCAAATGTAAAACATCACTTGAGTTGTAAAATAAATTATCTATATCAGTATATTGATTATGACAATTTACACCAACTGTCCATCTTCTCAAAGATTCTAAATCTTTTTTATTAGTTTTGTTCAAGATGTTTTCAAACATTGTGATTGATTCAAAAACAAAATCTTCTGCCAATTTCTGGTCATAACCTTTGTTTGTTGATAACTCATCATAAAGAAAAAATAATTTAGATATGTTTTTATTTGATAAAACATTTCTATTGAAATTTTTTATTTCTTCTTTGAAGGTTCCTTTACCGTATGATTCGGAAAGAAGCTTTTCAACTTTTGATTTTAATACACCTATTTTCATTTGCAAATATTTTATAATAAATATTAGTCATTTAGTATTCTATCAAGTTCGTTTCCAATATCACCCAAAGAATTTCTTGCTCTTGATAAATCTATAAAGTCATCTTCATTTATCAAATCGTTACTTTCCAATAATATATTCATATTATCTCTTCTTTTGGATTCTGGTGTTACTCCTGCACCTCCACCTGGTTCAGGACCCGGCGGTGGTGGCGGTGGTGCTCCTCCCATATCTCCTCCACCTGGAGGTGGAGGTGGTGTGGCCCCAACTGATTCTGTGGCACCTGTTTGTTTGCTATATAGTTTGTCAACATTATCAAATATACCTGTATGAACAATAATAGTTGCGGTATTCGTGAGTTCAGCTGCCACCGCCTTTTCAATTCTTTGTTGTTGTAAATCAAGTTGTATTTCTTGGTCTGAGAATCCTAATATATGTTTTTTAGCCCAAGAAACTGAAACAGGTGCAATACCCTCAACCGCAGTTACGGCATCTTTATATAATAACATTTTTTCTTTCCAAACATCAACCGCCAATAAGTCAGCTTGTTTAGATGAATTATTCAAACCTAATGTAAAATTACTTAATTCATCTTCGAAACCTAATAAGAACAAATGTATGATGGCAATTTTATTCATTTCTGCCAACATACTTTTTTGAATTCTGTTTATTGTTCTCGCAAAACGAATATCCATCAATGATAGATTTTTACCATCACCAACAGGTTCCTCAAAACCTAAGAACGCTTTTGGAACACGAAGTGCGGTTAATAGTTTCTTTTGAATGTATTCAATATCGGCAATTTCTGCTAAGTTTTGAGCACCCGCTAAAGTTTCAATAGGACTAGCCTGTGCTGGGTCACGAACAGGAACGAAATAATCTTGGTCAACCGCCATTTGGTTAAATCTCATATCCACATTACCTGTCTTATGGTCCACAACTTGTTGGCGTTTAAACTTATTTGCTACACGATTTACATATGCCTCAACATCTTGGTCATCCATATTACCGACAAACACTTTGAAAATCCTTCTTTCGGGTGCTCTTGATGTTCGATAAATTAACATCGCATCTTCCGCCAAAATTAATTGTTTCCAAATACGTCTTGCTTTTTCTAACATAGATGTTCCATAAGGAAGTTTTCTGTCATCACCTAATAATCTAAAGTGAGCGATTTCCCAAGAGTTAAACTCCATATCACGGGCTTTCCACTTGAATCTCAAACCAGTGTTTCTCGGGTCTGCTTCAGTATTGTAAGTTCTGGACGCCATACCCATCTCTAATCTTTCGATTTCAATATTAGGTAATTGCATACAACCAACGACACCCTTTTCAGGGTCAAGTTTCAAATACACAAAATTATCACCGTATTTACAAGCATTTCTTGTCCACATCGGTAAATTGGTGTTTATGTCAAGAGCGTTATTGAATAAATCGGTCAATATTGATTTTATTCTTTGTGAATCAGAATAAATTTGAACCATTTGACCATCTTGATTTACTGTTGTAGATTCTTCACCATAGATGTCAAGGGCGGCAGAAATCTCAGGAGTATATTCCATTGATTCGAAATCGTAAAACGATGCTAACCTTGTTGGTTCATAATAAGTGGCTTGAGTATATAAATTATTCTCAATTTTGGTCCACTGATTGGCTAAGTAATAAGTTTGCTGAGCCTGTAATTTTTCTTTTTCGTATTGTTGTTTCGAAGTTGTTTTTAATAACTCCGTTTTGTCATATTGATAAGTTGGGTAGTCCTGACCTAA